CTTGATGCCAGTTGAAGTTACCGTACCAGCCGTCTGAGTGATAGCCGGTAAAGTAATATCCAAAGCCGTGAATGTGGTCGTGCCTGAAGTGGTTTGAACGATTGCTCCCTGGGCGGTTATCTCTATACCTTTAACCGTAGGGGAGGCAGCGTCAACCGTCATTTGTGGCAGGTTAATGTCTATCGCTTTGACCGATTGCTCGGAAGTGGCGACGACATTAGCTCCGAGATCCAGGTTGACACCTACGACCGCGCTTGAAAGGGTTGTTGCAGAGCCGAAGTCAGCATTGATTAGCGTCCCTGATACCCACTCGGTTTCAAGTACGAAATCAAGGAATGTTCCGGCGGCAGTCGGGGTAATGGTAAGTGCGCCGGACAAGCCTATCGTAGTTCCGAATACAGCACCAGCAATACCTACACCGCCATCAATTATGACCGCGCCGGTCGTGGTCGAAGTGGAAGCGGTTGTGCCTGCAATATCAAGGACTGAGGAAGTGCCGACCAGCTTTAATGAATTAGCCGACTGGTCCCACTGTAGATAATTTCCATTAGTTGCACCGTAGGCATAAAGGTCAGTACCTTTCGAACCGCCGGATGCGCCGAGTATGAACGTGCCGTTGTTAGAATCCCCCGAAGGTGTCCAGAATACGCCGCAACCCGTAGTAATGGCGTACATTGAAACGGTTATTCCATAGGTATCTGCGCCGAATAACCATGCGCCGTTAGTGCCTCCGTTCATATCCCATAGGACATTATACGAAGCCGTGGCACCGTAGAAACGGACATCCATTGATTTGGTGCCATCATTACCGAATTGTATCTCGCCGGTGCCGTCAGCGGCGGGAATTATGGCAAAGTTAGTACCATCCCATGTCATGGTCAAATCGGTTGCATCGCCGAATTCCAGCGAGCAGTTATCACCGAGGGCTAAGTCCTCAGAAGCGATAGTAAGGTCGCCGGTCACGGTTACATCTACGCCGTAGAAAGCGGCTGTCTTTGCACCGCAATCGAGCTTAAAGTAGTTAGAAGCACCGCCGAGATAGACCAGAAAGTCCACATCTTGTCCTGTGCCTCCGATTGTGACCTGTGAAGCGCCAATTGTGAATATGTCACCTGTTACCGTCCGGCCTACAGCTTTCTCGTAGAAAACGAGAGAACCTGAAGACCAGCCAGAATTAATTACGTAAGTTCCTTTGCCTTGTGTGCCCATTGTTACCTCCTAGCCGTGCCCTTTCGAGCTTTAGGCGGCGGTTTCCGCTCTTGAACAGGAGCGGCTTTTAACCGCTCCTGTCGCTTGTTCTTTAAACGTTTAGGGATAGTCATTTTAGGTCAATGCGTTTGCGTTGGTTTCCTGTGGATACTTCGGCCAACAAAGAGCCGTTATGGTGGAGATCATGGAAGCTGAGCCGGGATCAGTAAAAGTCAGGCCGACATACGGCTTTGACTCAGTTGTCAGGTCAGACGAATCTACACTCACTATAAGGGTTGTCAGTGTGTATGTCCCGTAGGTTATCGTTAGTCCTGTAGAAGCAAGGGCGGTTGTCGCTCCCATAGTGTCAGTCCCCGCTGCAGCGGCAAAGCGGTAAGTGGCAGCGATAGCGGTCGATGTCGATCCTGCAGTAGCAGCCGATTGTGTTACCGTTAAAACCATACTATCACCTGAAAGGGTGCTGAAGTTGCAGATAAACTCCACCTTGTCGTAGAGTTTCATATTAATGTGAGGGGCTATAAAAGTAGCCGTGTCCGTGGTTGTTGCACGGACTGGCACAATGTGTATTTCTTGTGCTAAATTCTTTTTTCCCATAATTAAAACCTCCTGAATTTGAATAAGGCCGGGAATTTCACCCGGCCATTACTGGTCAAGTTTAGGTGCGAGTACCAGACAAAACCACGAAAGGTGACTGATAAGAGGTCGTTCCCTTATATGGGGTCAGATAAGCCGACCACAAAGGCTGACCGTCACAACGATAGACGAATCTGAAAGCTGTTTGATCAGTCTGGAAGTTGACGTGGATGCTCGAAGCGCTCTGCATCGAACCTTTGTCGATCATTACGTACTGTGAAAGATCGGCCAGGATGATATCCCCAGCAGTTCCGAGGGCAGCGCATTGCTCGCAAGGAATTACCGGGCGCCCAAAGAGCGTCCCGTAAGGTGCTCCAGAGATTCCGCCAGCGGGCATATAAGTGGCGATTCCGCCAGAACCTACGGCCAAGCCCATCGTGTAGAGCTGAGGTTCTATATTCTGGTTAATCAGCCAAACATAGTTAGAAGAGTTAGGACCAAAGCGTGAAGCCCACATCTTTATAATGTTTTCTGTGACGATTGTCGAAGCTCCCTGTCCAGTTTCAGCGGTCACTGTTACCAGGCACGGAGCGTTTAGTATCCCGAGGGGTTTACCGGCGCCGTCACCATTTATGATAGCGTCTGCGATTTTGAAGTCGAATTCCGAGGCAAAAGCCCTGCCTATCCATGATTCAAGAGCGCCAGCGTCCTGTAAAAGTTCGTCGGTTGCCGTGCAGTAACCGATCAGTTTCTTGAGTTCCAGTGAAACCTGAGCGAAAGAGGGATTTGATTCTGTTTTTGATCCGCCCTCATTCATCCAGTAGGCACGGATACCGCCGAAGCGGGAGCCGTCTGCACGGTTAGAGTCGGCCACAGCCGGTATCTTCAAAGCATTAGAGTTGGCTGAGATCGGGATTCTGAAAACCCTGTTTACGATATCGCTGTTAGCGAACGTCTTTTCAAGCAGGGTCGAGGCGAAGTCGGTTTGTACCAGAAATCCACCATCGGCAGGTACACCTTCCGAATTCCCGACTATGGATTTCAGCCTGGCATCAGTCACGCCCTCAGTCTTGGAGCGCATGATGGCATGAAGCTGCTCACCAAGAGATTTAAAGCCTTTGGTTTCCGGCTCTTCGTCGTCCGTTCCCGGAGTGAAGCGCTTGACAATTTCCTTGTCCTGTTTAGCCTTGAACTCCTCTACTGCTTTAGTTGCAGCTTGAGCGGTTATTTCGGCTATTTTTTCATCTGTTAATTCCATTGTTACCTCCATTTTTCCCAATAAAAAAAGCCCTCCGAAGAGAGCTTTAAATTGAGAGTATTTAGTTTTTAGATATGGTTTATTACGTGGGTTACGGTTTGGTTAATGATGGCCATAAGTTTGTCATCATCATTGCTTTTTATCTGCTCGGGCATGTCGTCGCCCGTTAAACGCTTAATTAAATCCAGGTTTTCATCAGTAAAGGTATATCCAAGATCGCTTCTTTCCCATATGTCCAGTATCTTGAGTGCCAACTGGACTGACTTTTCCATAGTCGGGAGAGCGAAAGATCCCACATTTATTAATGATTCCAAATAGTCAATCTCGTCGGCCATTTCCTGCTGAGAGTGTTCTTTGGCTTTATGAATCACGGATGATTCAATTTCCAAAGCATGATCTGTGTTATCCACAATGTCAGAATTGACTAAATCCTCTACTATTTGGTTAATCATGGGGTCTGCGGACTTTCCCCTCAATCCCTGGATAGCGTCACGGTTTGAAGGGACCACCACATGCGAGATTTCCAATAGTTCCTGTTCGGTGTAAGTCCGGGCGGGAGTCTTGTCGCCGTCACCGTCCGTCCATTGCTTGGGAATAAAGCCCACTGAATAAGCAGCCATGCCTTTTGAAGCTAGTTTGAAAGCCCAATCAGCTTCCTCGTTGCCCTCGTTTATATAATATCTCGGTGAAGCGAATAGCCCATCTTCGGATACTTTGATCTTCGAGAATTCACCGATCTGTTTTCTAAGGTCGCCGTAATTATGGCTTGAAAGAAGGACCGGGCGCTTTCTGAAAGCCGGGAGAGACTTACGCCAGCCGATAGGGTCGATACTTTCACCGTCCCGGTCAACCGAAGCCGTAGACATCGGGATGAGCATGTCTATCTCGCCGGTTTCGAGATTAACGCCTTTTACTTCAGGGCGAAATGTCTTATATAAAGTTTCCATGATGTACCTCCTCAAAGGGAATAAAAAAAGCCCCTCCGTGGGGCTTGTCATACGATATGTCATACAAAAATCAGATAACGGGAATTAGGCAGCACCTGCAATCAGGATGCGCAGGCGGCATAATAGCATCGTCAATCGGCCAGGTTTCGCCATTCAACGCGTCGCAATCTTCACACAGCCTATCGTCGAGAGCCGAGAGCCACTCCACCTTTTCAATATCCGCTTCCTTATAGCCCTCAATGGCACCCTGCGCGCTAGCCGAGATAGTTTCTGTTCTCGCTATAAGGATTGACCTGTGTTTAGAGCAGCCCTCAAATATCTCTCGTACTCTTTTAGCAATATCGGGTATACTCTCGCCCTCTTCAAAGCCGGCGGCCAGGGCTTCACTCAAAAGTCGAGCCGTCTCTTCCCCGATCTGTTCAGCAGCCCAGCCTATACGGGTGAGTAACCATTTCAAGGCGGGAGGTCTAACTTCGGGCGGAGCGTCTTTGTGAGGTTTTGGATTGATTAACTCCCTTCCGTTAGCGATTGAGAGCTTGAAAAGATCGGTTAATATGGGAGTGGCAAGTTTGGTATAGGATCCCTTTGCCTCGGGCTGATCAATGAGAGTTTTGCTTCCATTCTCAAGCCTCGAAATAGCTTGAGTTTCCTGATGATCGAACATCTCTTTTAAGGCTTCAATCATCCGCTTTTCGTAGGTTTCGGCTCGGGTTACATACCCTCGCCAGTAAGTCTCTTTCTGCTCAGATGTGAATGTCTTTTTTTTTACTGAAAGGCCGAGGCTTCCGAAAGGGCTAGAATTCGGAGTGACCAGTACGTCACCCTCGGGCAAAGGTTCCAGGCCGTGTATTTGCCTGGCTTCATTGATCGTCATATAACCTGTTTTAACGCCTGATTCCGTGAACATCCGTTTCTCTTCAACGCTCTCAGGCACAACATCGTCAAAGTCCAGGACTAGCTTCTGGGAGTTCGGAAACATCGGGACAAATTGCTCATTGAGTTTATTCTTGAGACGGTTTAGTCTCGGAGTGACAATCCACCTTGCGAACGTGTAATCCCCAGCCTCTGCGTTGGCACGATTGACGTTCTCCGTTATCCCCATAACCGAAAGAGGCATCCCGAATATGCCTAGAATATTGTCACGATTTAAGAGACGAAGTTCCTTGAAATCCATATCCTTCGCCGATAGTGAAAGCAGTTTAATGTCCCTTATCCCTGTGGCGATAGCCATACGATTTGAATTCAACACACCCTGATGGCGCTCTTTGAATTGTTCTTTTAGGCGTATGTAGTTCTCTTCCGTAACATCGCCGTCTGGGAACATGACAACATCCGGCCTGGCTGAGTTATAGAAGAATTTGTTATTCCATTTGGCAGCGTTCATCTCACCGTCTAAGTCATATGCCAGCGCCTGGACGGGACCAAGTCCACGATAAGGATTCGTAGGATTGGGGAGCTTATGATGAATGACCAGTTCTTTATCGAGGGGTATCCGTTCGCTCCCGATCTGGTAAATATAACCTGCAATAAAATCTTTCTTGGAAGGGACAACTGACATCTTATCGGGAGGAGCTATCCAGATTTCCCCAGGCAGCCCGCCACGATTCTTATTAATCACCCAGAAGCACTCGCCCACTAAGCCCATGTAAATCTCGTGCATCTCTAAGAATTCTTGACGTGTTTGGAAAGGATTAACGAAATTCAAGACATCTAATATAGAATGGTTTATGACTTCAGTATCATCGCCATTCTGAGCCTTTGAGTACAGTGACCAGTCGGCATCCGCAACGCCCTGAGCGATTTTAGAAACGACAGCAAACAACCATCCGACCTCTCCGAACGCCGATAAAAAGCCGCGCAGATCCCTGTCCGGGGGTAAGGCAAATGAATAGTTGGCCAGATAAGGCGTTGCCGGCTGTTTAATTACTTGAGGTTTGAAAATTCTGTCTAAAAAGCTCAATAGATTAACTCCATCATGGTATCAATGCGATCAGTTCAGGATATGTCAGTAAAATAGCCAATGATATAGCACCGATCATTACCCCGAAATAAAATGCTGTCAAACTATCCATTTAATATCCCCTAAATCTTCTGACTGCCATCTCCGTGCGTTCTTTTATTTCCAAAGGTATATGAAGGGTTTGACGTACCTTAGTTCCCTGCTCAATCTGGAACTTTAACGAAGGAGGAAGGTTGTCAATTTCGGCCTGCGTAACACCCTGCGTTATTTTCTCCACTTTAGGGGCAGTAATAGCGTTATTTTGCGATGGTGTAACGCCCGTTTTATGTCGTTCACGATACCTCTTTTGTCTTTCCCTGTTAGCTTCGGCCTTTTTAAGAGGGTCTTTAGTTGGCATTATACCCGCCTTTAAAATCATGAGAGGTAAAACATAGTGTGCCATCCTTATCAATTACTATCCTGTCACCCTCTCTGTGATATTTGGCACGTATACAAAAGGGCTTTCTTTCGCAGCCTTTGCATTTCATTATTTTCATTTATAACCACCTTATTGACGGGTCTTTACCCGTGATCATTAACTCAGTCAGCGCCCAGACCATAGCGTCCAAACGATTCGGGGATTCTTTGGTCTCACCGGGTATCCAGCCGCATAACTCCTCTTCTAATAAAGGATAATCACCCACTAAATGACAACGTCCTTGTTCGAAGAGTGCCACGATAGGTTCTGCCCTGACCGCCTTACCCCTTGTGGCCTGTACGTCTTTATAAGATACGGTCATGCCTCGGGACTTGGCGGCCTGTTCGATGGTATTCTGGACCATGTCGCCGCCGTAGTTTTTCTCACCCACTACCCTGTCAGCACCGGTAAAGTTATACGCCTTTAATATTTCGCCCGCCCAGGTATCCGGGGGAGCTTTTAAAGAGGAGTCTAATAAAATATATCCGTGTTGAATGCCGTCTATCCTGGCCGTTCCAGCGGCGACTATGCCGCATTCTGTAGCACCACCGGGCGGATCACAGCCTACCACTACCCTTGTCAGCGCCGGGACTTCCTTTAATTGTTTACGGGTAGAGTCTAATAAGGCATGTGTCCACAATGCACCTGGGATATCATCAAGGTCCTCAGCGAGAATTTCCTGACGATAAGAGATTGAGGACATATCCCCTGCTATCTCATCGAGTGCATCTCTTGAAAGGATAGGATTATCCAACGATGTGAAATGGAATGTCTCCCAACGTCCCGATTTATCTGCCTCGGCCTTTTTGAAGAGCTTGGCTGCATGTCTGGGGTCTCGCGCTTTAGTGACTGACCTCGAATGAAGGGACGGGGGAGTGTAAATAAAGATTGCATCCCCGTTATTGTCGAGGAGCATCGGGGCGCCAACTACTTCCCAGGCCTCTTCGTTCATAAGCTGGTATTCGTCTAGAATGAGAAGGTCCGCGAAATCCCCCCTAAGCGTATCACTGTTCCATGCTGTCTTAGCCCTGATTCTCTGTTTGGTACTCGGTAGTTCGATAGTGTGTAGCGTTTCATTCTTAACAAAGATACCCGCATCTATAAGATGCTGTAACGCCCGCTTTACCTCAAACCAGAATGTATCTACTTGCTCCTGAGTGGGTGTGGCGTAGAGTATACGGTGTTTATTTAAGAACGCTTTGACTGCGATCTGAGAGCATATAACCGTCTTACCACCACGCCGGCCAGCCCTGATGATTTTTCTTTTAGCGAGTGAATCAACGATGGGCTTTTGATGTGGGTAAATATGACGGAATATAACATCAAAGTTCTTTGTCATACTTCACGTTGATGTTAATTTCGTTGTCCGTATCCGCTGTTTCGCCCGTTGCCCTCATTCTAATTTCCTGTGCAGACTTTACTGCGGATGCTATGTCTCGTGCAGGTTTCCTCGCCCTGATCTCCTCTGCCGCTAATCCGTAGAGTGCTTTTACAATTTTTAATTCATCCGATGAGAACTGAGCGATGTCGGTCGCCATCTCAGTGGAGCGCTTCTCGGCGGCCTGGTTGGTGGTGGTGACTCG